CAGGAGTATCCCAGCCTGTGACTGAGCGGGACCACGTTCAGTGGGCCGAAGACGCCTGGACTGCTTTTCTAAGATCTCTGAAAAGATGTCCACAGCGTTTGGGGTCTTGTACCAAAGAGCATGCTACTTTCGTAGCAAGGTACGCAAAGCGTTCAAAGGAGGGCACAGCCATGAAATGGCTGAAATTCCACACCTCATACATCTTCGCGTACTCCATGGCACAAGACGAACTACCCCCTAGTGATAAGCTTGGTCCCTTTGACCAAGGCGAGCGTCCCGGGGGCATCGTGGGAGGAGATATTGGTCGCGCTCTAAGGGCTATGATGGCGAGAGGTCATGATCACAATGATTGGCCTAGCCGCCGGTGTGCGTATGACATCCTGATGTCAAAATTAGGGTTTCCTTGCGCACCGGACTCTTTCATTCAGGAAACCTTCCTTGATCATAAGGAGGCGCTTTCTAAGGCTGATGAAGAGGTTACAGACCCTGAAGACCGATTCGTCCTTGAGAAGGTCTCAGGCCAGATTGACAAAATCTGCAGGAAAATGTTCCGATCACCCTTCAGCCATAAAGATCCAATGCCCTCGCTACGAGCTTGTTATGAAAATAAGCTTAGTGAGGCTGGTGCTTTAGGCGAACTATTGAAGGGCTACCCTATGGACGTTCAACGTCTTGGTCAGGAACAGTTGGTAGGTATGACTTGGAATCCGCGTGACGGTCTCTCAGAGATCCGTTTGATCGACGGGGAAGATGATGTTAGTCGCTTTCAGGACTACGTCGACTCTCTGTGGGTTGAGCGTATCGAGGACCCTCTTGAGGCGGTTCCCGTACCTATCCTTGAACCCCTTAAAGTTCGTATGATCACGAAGGGGCAAGCTGCGGAGTACTATCGCACTATTGAACTGCAGAAGTTCATGCATAGTAATTTACGAAGGCATCCTCTCTTCCAGTACATAGGCCACCCGATTGATGATCAGTCGTGGGTTGAAGCCTTTGGTACGAAGGATGAACTTCCTTTGGATAAGTTCTACGTGAGCGGTGACTATAAAGCTGCGACGGATAATCTCCGTCCCAGTCTCTCTCTCTATACTTGGGAACGCATCTGTTCTTATGCGACCATATTTTGGGCGGGAGAGAATAGGAGGTTAGTAGATACACCTTACTATCTTTTAGGAGCGAAAGCTCTATGCAAGCACCGACTTCATTATCCAGACGGTTCTACTGTCGATCAAACTTGGGGCCAGCTCATGGGTTCCCCTATGTCGTTTCCGATTCTTTG